CAGAAGATGAGTACGGTAATAAGACAGAGTTAGGAGTCAATGGATTCAGAGCATACAGAGCTTACTGGAATGAACAGCCCGGACGAGATGAACAGTGGGCCAAAGAAATGAAGGCTCAGTTAGGTGAAGATCGTTTCAATCGAGAGATTGGCTGTGAGTTTATTATCGCTGACGAAACACTTATAAATCCTAACACTCTAATCATGATGGAAGGTACTGAACCTGTCAATAGAATGGGACAGATTCGTTGGTATGAAAAGCCTAAGAAAGGCAACATCTATGTTGTTGCTCTAGATCCTTCACTTGGTACAGGTGGTGATCCAGCAGCTATTCAAATCTTTGAAGCTAACACAACTACACAGATCGGTGAGTGGAAGCACAATAAGACTGACATTCCTAGTCAGATTAAACTACTTGCACAAATCAATAGATACATCGCTGAATGCACCGGCGAACCCAACAGCATTTATTACTCTATCGAGTGTAATGGTATTGGCGAAGCAGCTATTGTATCATTGAATGAGTTCGGGGAAGCTAATATCCCGGGTATTTTCTTGTCTGAGCCAGGAAAGAATCGCAGAGGGTTCAATACTACAAACAAGAGCAAACTTGCAGCTTGCGCTAAGTTCAAAACACTAGTGGAAAGCAAGAAGATGAAGGTAAATAGTCATAGTCTTATCAGTGAATTGAAGTCTTTTGTGGCTCATGCTGGTAGTTTTGCAGCTAAAATTGGTGATACTGACGACTTAGTGATGGCTAGCCTGTTAGTTGTGCGTATTTTGACAGTAGTAAGTGACTATCACTTTAAGCTAGAAGCACATATCCGAGACCACGAGGAACGAATCGCCCCGTTACCTTTCTTTGCAGTCATTAACTAACTGAGAGAGATAAATATAAGATGTCTAAGAATTCAGAAGCGTTAAACCGCGATTTATATGAGCTTCTACGCAGTAGAGGTTACAAACCCAAGATGTTATCTACGTCAGGTCAGGCAACTCCTGTTCCTGAAGAGGCAGCAGTATTCCAATTTAACTTCATCAAAGACGGTGAAGACTACGGCAAGGTATCTATTACCATTGACGGTGACAAGAAATTGATTGTTTACTACGGTGATGAAGTAGCTAACAGCCCCGATACAAATTCATCAGGTACACAGTACTCTGACAGTTGGACTTCATTCGTGAGATTGTTGAGCAGCTGGCGCTTCCGTAATGGCTTGCGCAAATTCGATTTAGAAAACGAAGACCATTTAGAATCAGATATGGCACGGAGAGAACACATGAGAAAACAAGAATCAATCAGCGAAGGTTATTATCCAATGGGTAAGAAAGCTAGTTATAGCGATGCGATCCCAACAGTAAAGATGGTGATTCAACACAGCCGTCAGATCGAAGAAGGTGAACAACGCTATCGTAATGTAGCACGTATCTTCTTAGAGAATCAAGATGGTGAAAGATTCTTAGCTCCAACTACACGTCCAGGCATCGCTAAAGTATATGCTCGTCACATTGCTGAAGGTGGCAAGCCTCATGATGATCGTTGGAATCATATTGGTAGCTTGTGTGAAGAATATCAAAAGATGGCAGGATTCGTTCGTGCTACTCGTGGTGGCCAGTTCAATGAATCAGCACAGAAGTTAGTTGAAAGTGGAATTGCTCACTATAATTCATTGCGCGAGTCATTGAGTAAGTTAACAGGTCATCGTGGTTACAACATGTACTTCGAATCATGGACTCCTCCTCTAATGGAAGATGACAGTGATACCGCTTCTATTAACGAATTGTTTGTTCAAGAAACATTAGATCCACGCATTGAATCAGTAATGCCGATCTTGTCTAAATTACACAAACAAGTCAGTGAAATGGCAGAAGTTAGCGAACTAGCCGAATGGGCTGATAGCTTGCTCGAAGGTGGTGACGGTGGCGAAGCTAGTGAAGAAACTGATGGTGATACTGGTGCCGATGCAGGCGAACCAGGTGGTGAAGATGCTCCCGAAGACAATCTATCTGAAGGTGACGGCGGTCAAGAGGCACTGAATCCGGTTGGTATACCCGAGAGTGAAGAGGTAACAGAAGGAGCAATGGACGAACTACATGCTGAGTTATCAGATATCGTTGCTAACGAAGACTATGACGCATTGTATGACTTGTTCACTGCTAACACACCAGCAGGCAAGTTCGTGCAAGACATGTACAACGATGTGGTGATTGATTCAGGACTACATCCAGATGATGATTTTGAACGTATTCAAGAAATCGTCTTTGACCGTTTAGCAGATGAGTTTGGTCAAGAAGTTGATGAAGGTTTAGATGCTAACCAGAAACGAGTTGGTCAATTAGGACCTACTGAGAAAGTTAAGAATAACAATATCGGTAAGCTAGTTGGTGCTAATGAGAACTTCATCAACACTGACGCACAAGCTGTAGTAACAGAAGAAGACTTAGAAGAAATGGACTCAGAAGGTTACACTGGTAGCCGTGACAGTGATGTTTCACATGGTCCAGACAAGACTGCCAAAATGACCACTGCTAAGAAAATGGCTCAAGCTGGATTAAACATCTTAAACAAACAGATGAACAAAGTTCAGGATCGCAAGACTGGCGAGTGGTATAATCCTGAAGAAAAGTTTAATCAACTAAAGAACAGTCCAGAGTTCCAAGCGCAAATGAAGCGTATGGCAACTAAGGAAGATGTGTTAGAAGGTCAAGAAGACCTCGATGCTATACTAAGAATTATTAGAAAGTAATTCTCCCGAAAACCTCACTTAAAAGGTGAGGTTTGCCACATCTGGCATAAATACTATTGACATGCTTGTAAGCGTTTGCTATACTTACAACTGTGTTAGACATTCACGGTGAGTGTCGAATATTAAAAACAGAGACCATCTCAATTTTATAAGGAAATATATCATGGCATCATTAGCAGAAATCAGAGCGCGAATTGCCGCTCAAGAAAACAAGTCACAAAACAAGGGTTCTAACACCCAATCAGACAACGCAGTCTACGCACACTGGAACATGGATGAAGGCACTACAGCAAGTGTTCGATTCTTGCCCGACGGTGACTCAAAGAACGACTTCTTCTGGGTCGAAAAGCAAATCATCAAATTGCCATTCAATGGTGTCAAGGGTGATCCATCACACAAGCAAGTTATCGTTCAAGTTCCATGTATGGAAATGTACGGAGAGTCTTGCCCTATCTTGGCAGAAGTTCGCCCTTGGTACAAGGACGAGACATTGAAAGAAATGGCAAACAAGTACTGGAAGAAGCGTAGTTACTTGTTCCAAGGTTTTGTTCGTCAAAACCCACTTGGTGACGACAAAGTCCCAGCAAACCCAATTCGCCGATTCATCATCAGCCCACAAATCATCCCAGTTGTTAAAGCTGGCTTGATGGATCCTGAGATTGATGAATTGCCAACAGACTATTTGCGTGGTCTTGATTTCAACATCAAGAAGACAAGCAAGGGTGGTTATGCTGATTACTCTACTTCTAACTGGGCACGTAAAGAGAGTCCATTGACAGAAGCAGAACAAGCGGCTATCGAAGCACACGGTTTGTTCAACTTGAAAGACTTCTTGCCTAAGAAGCCTACAGAGGCAGAATTGCGTGTTATCAAAGAAATGTTTGAGGCATCAGTTGATGGTCAAGCGTTTGATAACGAACGTTGGGGTCAATACTACCGTCCATGGGGCGTAGATGCTCCAGCAGGTACATCGAATGCAGGTCAGACACAAGCGTCTGCTGAAACCAGCGCCCCTGCAGTTGCTACCCCAGTAGCAGAATCTACTTCTGCACCTTGGGAAGATGAGCCTACTACTTCAAGCGCTCCAGTTCAAGTCCCAACTTCAACTCCATCAAGCGACAAAGCACAAGACATCCTAGCGATGATTCGTGCAAGACAAAACAAGTCTTAATGGGAACAGGGGGCTTCGGCCCCTTGTCTAACGGAGAATCCCCATGACACTACCAGACGAACGCTACCGCGCCCTTAAGCAAGGCAAGAAGTTACTTGAGGAACTTTGCGATCCTGGTCGCACTCCCCGAGTACCCAGTTTAATCAGAGACAGAGCAAGAGCCGCATTACGACATTTCCCACAAGACTATGAGATTGATAATCTCGCAGACAAGTGCCCTGAATTGTTTGATAAACTCTCCTACTCTGATAGACTACATATGAAACATGTTGGAGATAAAATTGGCTAAACCATTTGACGTATCAAAATTTAGAAAAAGCATTACAAAGTCTATTGAAGGACTTAGTATCGGATTTAACGATCCTACTGATTGGATCAGTACAGGCAACTACGCACTGAACTATCTTATCAGTGGTGATTTTAACAAGGGTGTTCCCCTAGGTAAGGTTACTGTATTCGCAGGTGAATCAGGCTCTGGTAAGAGTTTCATCTGTTCAGGTAACCTAGTGCGTCACGCACAAGAGCAAGGCATTTTCGTTGTATTGATTGACAGTGAAAACGCATTGGATGAAGCATGGCTACATGCATTGGGCGTGAGCACCGATGACAGCAAGTTGTTGAAACTTAACATGGCTATGATTGATGACGTTGCTAAAACAATTTCAGAATTCGTAAAAGAATACAAAGCACTACCAGAAGAAGATCGTCCTAAGGTATTGTTCGTTGTTGACTCACTTGGTATGTTGTTGACACCTACTGACGTTAATCAGTTTGAAGCAGGTGACATGAAGGGTGATATGGGTCGTAAGCCTAAAGCACTCGCCGCACTTGTTCGTAACTGTGTTAACATGTTCGGTAGTCTAGGCATCGGTATGGTTGCAACTAATCACACTTATGCTTCACAAGACATGTTCGATCCTGATGACAAAGTATCAGGTGGTCAAGGTTTCGTTTATGCTTCTAGTATTCTAGTTGCCATGAAGAAACTGAAACTGAAAGAAGACGAAGACGGTAACAAGATTAGTGATGTGCGTGGTATTCGTGCCGCATGTAAAATCATGAAGACACGTTACGCTAAACCATTCGAAAGTGTTCAAGTTAAGATTCCTTACGAATCAGGCATGAGTCCATACTCAGGTATGCTTGACATGATTGAGAAAGCTGAACTTGTTAAGAAAGAAGGTAACTCATTAGTCTATACAACACTTGATGGTGAAATCATTAAGAAGTTTCGTAAGGCATGGGAAGCTAACGTTGATGGTTGTCTTGACAAAGTTATGGCCGAATATGCTGAAAAATCTAAACCTGTGCTAAGTACTGTATCTAACACTGAGGGAGAAGATACAGAATGAGTTTAGAAATTGTAGCAGAAGTTTGGGAAGCGTTACAGACGCATATTGATTTTAATGATCGTGGAGATGCAGCCGATACATTGGTAACATACTTGATTGAAAACAACTATGAAGTTGACGATATCAAGAATGCTTTCAATGATAAGGTTATCAATACAGCATTGAAGGGCTATGCAGAAGAACACTTCCAAGAAGACGACTACGAAGAATACGAAGACGACACCGACGAAGACGAATGGGATTAAATGACAAACTGGTACACTAGAATCACTGCTAATTTAGGAGTGATACCCGATTTCATCAGTCATTACGAATCTGAATTGATTTCGGCGAAGAGTGAAGTTAAGGTTACGGGCAATGTTGAAAAGAACATTGCTGCTATCCCAGGAGTAACAGAACACCGTTTCAATCAACTACAAGAGATTGAAGCGGTGCTTCAATATCTGAACATACAACTTAGGAAAATTCGCCGAAAACATTTTCAAAAGTATTTAGAAGCGTATAATAGAGCTTTAAGTGATCGCACTGCCGAAAAGTACGTAGACGGTGAAGACGAAGTTATTGACATGGAAGTGTTGATTAACGAAGTTGCATTGTTGCGTAACAAATGGTTAGGTGTGATGAAAGGTCTTGAAGCCAAGCAGTGGCAGATGGGCCATATTGTTCGTTTACGTACTGCTGGAATGGAAGATATCACAATTGGCTAATAACACACTCTCTCAAATTAAAGGGATCCTTGGTTCAGGATCCATCACTAATAATGTTACTCTCAGTTCTGGTCCTGGACTAACTCTCGGTAATCTTAGTAACCCGTTTGCAAGTATCAGCGTTAGTAGTGATTGGGACAACCCAAACATCAAACGTTATGAGGTACTTGAGATAACCGAAGACTTGCTTGCATTAAGTGCAACATGGCAACGGTTGCGCAAAGAGGCCAAGACTGACAACTCTAAGTATGTGGGCGCAACTAGTATCACTGATAAGGTTTTGTTTGACCACTTGACACCGGAAGATCGTCAACGTGCAGATACTATTCGTGACTACTACAGTAAGAAGATTGTAATGTGGAATCTGAAAGGTGTGAATCTTTCTAAATTCCGTCAAGACATGAGTTCACTGGTTCACAGTGATGGTAAAATATTCAAAGACAACATTCGTCCTCTTGCATATCGTTTGCCTGAGTTCTATGACTACGATATCAAGTTTGATGAAATGGTCAGACAATTCAATCGCACCACTACTCAACAAACTAGAAGTGTTCGAAAGACAAAGACATTGACATTGCAAAATGTATTCTTGACTGGTACAAAGTATTCTAAGCGTAAAGAGTTCTGGTTCACTGACGAAGAAAACAACTTGGTCACCTTCACTGTTCAACAAGAAAACATCCTAGTGTCATTGTTAGAAAAGTATGCACAGACTCCTATCAAGGTTCTTGCAACATACAATACAAAATCACGTGATGGTATCGGTTATCTAATTGCCGAGAAGTTTGATTTCACTTGACAAAAAATCCTTTCTCTGTTAAACTGTAATCACAGTAGTTATTAACCCCCGAGAAAGGAACTCAAGATGGCACAGATTAATCGTCCCGTTGGTTATAGGGTAGACCTCATTGAATATGAGCGTGGTTGGGGTAGCAAAATAGATGAAACCATCTACTTTGATAACGAAGAGGAAGCCCGTGAATATGTCAGTAAGTTCAACAGCAAGAACACTGCAAAAGAAGTTCCCGATTGGTACATGATCGCTGACTACCGCGGTAGAATCTAAAGTACTCACTTTCAAGCCCCGATAAAAAGGGGCTTTTTCTTGACAATAAATCAGTTTGGGCATATAATACATGTATAGATTGATTAAAGGACTCGAATATGGCTAACTACTCAATGTACACAGGTTTTGGTAACGATGCAGTTGACGCAATCGTGCGTAGTGCAAAAATACTCAAAATGGATTGGCCTGCTGTTCTTGCTGAACTCCGTAGTTTGGCTGAGCGTTTTCCCGAAGACTTCGGTGAAGCTACTGACACCGCAGTACGTGAGTGTGTTTACAACAAACTTGGTTTTGATACCCCTTTCTATATTTGACAATAAATCGTTTTGGGTATATAATAGAATCTTAGACAGTCAAGACAAGGAAACAAAATGAGCCGAGTTTACATTCATCGTTACAAAGTACTTTCTGGTCCATTGAAGGATGGCATCTTTGAGGGTCAAGAAATTGGCGCACAAGAGTATCTTGACCAATACAAAATTGAAGGTTCTGCTAAAGGCACCGAACATGGTGTTTGGCTGAATGAACCAGAAGTCAAAATCAATCGTACCAATCATCGTGATGTGACCTTCTCTGATGAAGGTGTGAACTATAGTAACGATTATATGGACTTGTGCGTCCCGTTTGATCGTTTCAACAAAGAGATTTTTGTCGGTGACACTATCTACATCTCCTCTAAAAATGAAGTGATTCCTTGTGTCGTTGAAAAGATCGCCAAGAAGCCTTTTCAAGCAAGTTACGGCATCATGAACCGCAAACTGACCGTGCGTCCAATTGAAGGCGGCACTGCAAAGACAATCAACGATCCTCGCTCTACTGTTAAGGCTTAATATGACTGAAAACGAAAACTTCCTGGTATCTATCGGCTTCACTCAAGAGGAGCATAACGGTGATATGTGGTGGGTCGATCCTTTCTTTGAGAAGGATGACAACTACCGATATGTGTTATGTGTCAATGAAGAACCAGGTTATTCGGTACATGGACAGTCTATTGAATGGATCATGCAAGTAATCAAGTCTAACGTATACAACCGAGCCACAAAGACTGCCCAGAAAGAAGCCAAAGCGGCAATG